TCCATCAATGCTCTCTTGTACTTTGGCTTTAGGATGCGAGGGAAAAATTTATCCACTCGCCCGATTGGTCGAAACCTTTGTAGTCCACGATCAAAAACTTTGATGCCGATTCTTTGGTTATCTTTACCAGATTCTTCACCAAACTTCTGCCAAGCAGTAACAATCTTCTGAGTGATTGGGTTCAGTTCATCAAAGAACTCAGCCGTATCACGCTTGTTTTCTTGCGCGGCATAGAACATCTTAACTTCTTCATCAATCTTTTTCTTGTTTGCTTTAGATTGTTTTGCGTACTCATCAAAAGCTGGGAGAAGAATCTTGTTGGCAAATCCAAGTCGGCGTTGAGCTTGGTCATAGTAATCATCAATAGCAGTAGCTAATTTTTTAAACCCTGCTCTACGCAATCTATCACTAGCAGACTCAAAGAACCCACGGACAACAGCGAAATTCTTAATATGACTCTCAATCTTATTGTTGATTGGCATATTATCTTCTTTGCCAATATCCAGACCTTGACCCATTGCTTCGGTGATTGTCTCTGCTTCTGGTTCTATTGGGGCAGGAGCGGTTTCTGTTATTTCAGTTGGTTTTCCAATATTAACAGCACCAGCCTCACCTTTACCCGGCAAGTAACCCATCAGTTCATTCAACTTCGCTGGCGCACCACTCACCGCTTGCCATACATCCCCAAGAAACTCTCTCACAGCATCACCGAATTGCTGGATCATTTGCTTGGCCCAAGCACCAAACTCCATGCCAGCCTCGTAGATGTTCTGTCCTGCTTGGATGAAGTCTTCTTTTGATGGGATTAGAACGCCACCCTTTTCGCCAAGTTTTGGTTTTGCTTGCTTTTGCTTTCTAATTTTATTTACGCTTGAAATGTAATCAAGCGGTTCGTTTATTGCTTCTGATTCTATCCAAGAAACAAACTCTTGTGGAACAGAAGGAAATTCACTTGCATATTCTGGGTGCATTTTCGTAAATGCCCAGTTTGTAAAAGCATCAGCAAATCTTTCCTTTATTCCCTTGCCCGGATTAGGAAACTTATCGGGCATAAGTCTTTTATTCTTAATTGAATTTAATACTTTTTCTGGAATTTGTTTATCTTCATCCAAATGATATAAGAAATGAGATGCTTCATGCAAAGCAATCATCCTTGATTCCATTGGGGATATTACACTAACATCTATTTTCCCTCGATCTCTTCCCTCTTTAGTTAGTTGACCCTTTTTCTTTATTATTCCGCGAGTAAATTCATCTTCTGTAACTGGTCTTATGGAAACGGCATTCTGTAACCATTTCTTCATTTGACTTGCATCAAATCCAACTTTTTCTGGCGCACTTCCAAAAGTATCTCTGACCCAATCAATGGATTCATTGATATAGTTTTTAACAAGATTTATAGCGAGTATTTTAGATTCAGATTTATCCGTTCCTTTAGCAGATGATTCTTGGATAATATCTGTGATTTCATCTATACTCGCAAAATCTGTATCTGCTTTTTCTCTCTGGAGTTTTGGCAAGACTGGCTCCGTTATCGTTTCCGATACTGCGGGGGTGGGTTGTCGGCTTACTTTAATTTTGCCATTCGCAAGTTCTGTTTTTGACCAACCTGCACTTTTAAGTTTTTGCTCCAAAATACTCAAACCCTTAAGCCGATTTTTAGGAATGCTTTTAGGATCGTAACTGAATGAAGTAACAGCTTGTCGGAAATCCCTAATATCCATTCCAGTTGCCACCATTTCTTTTGGTGATCCAGTTTGGATTGCAATAGCAGTCCCCGGTTTCTTCATGTTTGGTTTTGCATTTATTTTTGATGCGTCAAACTCAATAAGAATCCCGGTATTTCCTTTTTGTCCAATAGCCAACTCTGGACTTTCTGCAAGAAACAATTCTTGAGTTGAACTTGTTGCATCTGGATCAAGTAAAATTTTCGCATTATCGTAATCGGTATCTCGATATAAAATAACTTTTGGTTTTTCAACAGGCGCAACCTCTGGCGCGGGAGCTTCTGCTGGTGCAGCTTGCTCCGTGACTGGTGCTGGCGCAGTTTCAATCTCTGCTAGTCTTTCTTCTGGCGTTAGTATAGGTAGTGGAGCTTGAGCCTCTGTCAATACCGCTTGTCCTTCTTCATTGATGACGGGTTCACCTTTGACTATATCTACCAGACCAGATTCAGATAGCTGAGTAAGTTGTTCTGGTGTCGCAGTGTTCTCTGATACTGCTTGCAACCCTTCTACTACGGGTGTTGCAGCTTCTGCGACTGCTACTTCAGTTGGGGTAACTTCGGTAGGTGCTGGCGCGGCAACTTCGGGTGCGGATATCTGTTTAGCTAACTCAATCTGTTGCTTCTCTGCTTCGGTTAGTTCTACACCAGCACGTTTATTCAACTCCGCTTGCATAAGAATCAAACGATTCTCGTCATCTTGGATTTCTAGCTTGAGAGTCTGCGCGGCGGGATCAGTTGCCTCTAGTACAGAGTAAACTTCTTTCTTGTTAACCAAGTTGCTTTGGATTGAGTTTATCGTTTCCGATAATCCCTTACCCGCCTCATCAGTAGGATCAATAGCAAGATTTGTCGCTTCCTTGTTAGCTTGGAGGTCGATGTTGTCTGTAGCAATTTGAACTGGTGTCTTAGGCTTTGCCTCAAAGGGAAGTCCAGCCAGCTTTACAGCACCACCAGCCCCCATAAACAACGCTTGAGTAGCTAGGGTAGCGGGAGCTACATCTTTAGCGGCTTGCATGATGCCACCCGGATATTCCGTTGGCGCACCCTTTGTCGTTCCCGTTTCAGCGTATTGCCTCGCTGCCATCTCTGGAGCGTACTGACCAAGAGCAGTGATAGTCTCTGTGCCTACTTCTGTTGCAGCACCACCGACAACTGCCGCAGTCTTCTCTGCTATCTTACGAGCTAATGTTTTCTCTACAGCTTGGGCAGATTCCCTAGCAAGTTGAGTGGCAGCTTGTTTCCCGAAACCGAATACAAACTTGCCTACGCCAAGTGAAACAGCATTACCTACTGCTTCTGGCCCAGCTTCCCACAATGCACTATCTTGTGCTAATGGAAGAAGTTCTTTGTATGCTTTAGCTCTTTCCTCATCTGTAAGTGGACTGCCTTTGTTTTCTTCAAGTTGCTTGAATGCTCGATACAAGTAGTCTGCACCCTGCATTCTGTATGATACTGCTCCAGATGCAAGGCCAGCACCAGCAGCACCTCCCAATGGCCCAGCAGCGGCAGTTCCAGCGATTCCAGCAGGAATAGCAGCAGCCAGAGGAACTGCACTTGCAGACAGGGATGGTAACGCTTCTCTCAATGCTCCACCCATTACGCCTAGTTCCCCACTAGCTTTACGATCTTCTAGTTCTTTTTGAGTCTGCGCTTGGAATGCTAGATCAGCTTCAATAGCTTCACTCTTTTTAGGCATCGCAGTACCAGATACTAACTTCTGATATTGGGCTGGGATTCCAGTTGCTAATGCTTCTGGTATCCTTCCAATCACACCAATGGCATCTTCCAAGTCCATTGCGGTGCTTTGTAGGAAGTCACCAGCCTTATCCATTGTTGATCTAGGCTGCTGAGTGGTGAAATGGGAAGCTATCTCGTCAAGTGAATATCCTTCTGATTTTGCATCATTGAACTTTGGGTCGGATTGACTTGCAAAACCAAATATTTCATCATCAGAATATCCAGCATCCCTAGCTTCTTTTAGCTTGTCTGCTGTGAAGATCATTTGTTTCCAAATATATCAGCGATTGGTCTGCGTTGTCCAGTTCTTTTAGGAGTAGTTGCTTCCACTTTTTTAGTTGGTTGATCGACGCGAATGAACCTAGCTTTGTTTGTTTGTGCAACAGCAGTTTGATTTCTAAGCATCTGGAGATTCTTAAATTGATCGTCTGTAAGTTGAATGTTCCCACCATCTGCACCTTGAACGGACGCTAGGTTTTCTTTGATCTTTTTAGGTGAATCCTGATCAAGCTCTTCCAATGTTGCTGGTCTATCTACCTGAGTTAAATCAACTTTAAGAATATCTCCACCAGCATTATCAATTAGACTTCTTAGCTTAGGATCAGAACTTACAGCTATACTTGCGCTTTGCCAATCTTGAAGCCACTTCATTGCAGCCTGAGCTTCTGGTTTGTTCTGCGCTTCTGGTTTAATCTGGTATGACCATTCACCTTTTGCGCTTTGTGATCTGCCAGATTCAATCCACTTCTCGTATTCTTTTGGCATCTCAACAGCAACAACACCGGGAACGCCGATTGTTGTAACTGGATTTACAGGGAAGAATGATTTATCTTTAGATGGTTGATTTACAAAGTCAGTAGCTTTCTTCTGATCTGGAAATAAGATGGATTGATTATCCATCACAGTTGCTCTCTCAACAGAATCAAGTTTATCAAATCTATTTGAGAACTTGAAATAGTTTTCTAGCATTGCCTTTGGTGGCTTAAATTGCTCTTGCGGTTGCGCTGGTTGGGGCTGGGTTTGTTGCGCTTGTACTGGCCCTTGTGCTTGTGGCCGCATTTCGGGTGGAGTAACAGACATATCTACAGGTAGATCGGCTTCAATTTGTTGATCACCACCCATAGCTGGCATTCCTTGAGCTTGTTGTAGTGTTGGCGATGCTTGTCTTGCTGCTGCAAATGGGAATGGTTGAGGCGCACCAACAGCCATACCAGTTTGTTCTGTCATAACTGGAACTCCTTGAGGGTATCCAGTACCTTGATCATATGCTGCACCTTGATCAACCATAGGCGCATTAGGATTATTCAGATTAGCCAGTGTTTGCGTAACATCTGGAGCTACCGTTGCCTCACCACCATACCTTTGACCATACATGGTCTCCATCATTCCAAGTTGCCTGTTTTTTTGGTAATCATCAGTAGATTTACCGATAGCGTCAAATCCCAGTTTAATGAACGGAGCTAATTGAGGGTTGTTCAATGTCTGTGGATTCATCACAGAAAACATCTTAGAGTATGCTTCTCCAGATTTTCCAGTTTGAGCCAACTGCATTGACTCTTGCATATTCTGTTGCAAGAATGGCAACATTACCTGAGCTTGTTGACGTTGCTCTTTTTCTTTCAAAGCAGTGCCGACTTGTTGACCTAGTTTTTGCAACGAGTCACTAACCCAAGCTGTTGACTTGGAGTTCTGATCTGTTCCCTGCATTATGAGTTCTGCTATTGACATAATATTTTATGTATAAATTTGTGATGCTGGATTATAAGTTCTTCCAGTTGCTTCTGCTCTAGGCACATAACCCATTCCCATTGTATTGCCATAACTAGCAGCGTATGGAGCGGCTTGTTGAGCGTATCCTTGTGTAGTATATCCACCACCACCAGTCATTCCTCCACCAATTCCCTGTGTCGCAGACCCATATCCAGACAACGCGCCAGATGTTGCTTTTCCAATATCAGATATTCCTTGTGCTGTAGCTTGTTGAGCAGCGTAACTTGCTGCAATATTTTCTTTGTTAGCAGCATACACATTAGTAGCCAAACCAGACCTAGCGTTAAACAAGTTATTGTAGATGTCTCCAGTTGCTTTTGCTTTCTGTAGTCCAACTTCTGCTTGTGCTGCTTGATAACCAAGTTGTAGTCTGCCTACATCTAACGGTTCTGCTGTAAATGCTCTTGCTAGTTGCTGCCAGTTTTGTGCTGTACCTTGCACACTTGGCATAGCTGCGAGTCCTCGGCCTTGAATATCTAATGATGTTAGACCAAGGTTTCTTGCAAATTGCCCTTGTGCTGCTTGGAATCCACCAGCTTGTCCTGCTGTTGCTGGATTGAATCCTGCTCCTGCACTCTCAGCAACATTCCGCATGATCTGGTCTTTAACATCTTGAGGAACTTCACCTCTAAGATATGAGTTAACAACACCCATCGCTTGACTGATTTGATCTTGCGCTTGTTGACGTTGTTGCGCTGCTCCGGGTTGAAATTGTTCTAGCTGTTGGCGATAGTAGTTTGAAATCTGACCAGCATCACCGATCATTGCTCCAAGGTTATACTCTGGAGCTTTGACTTCATTGATCATCCCCTGCACTTCTTGCTGACCTTTTGTGTATGCTTTAACAGCTTTGTTTTGTTGCTTTTTAAATTGTCCTGCTGCTGCGCCTTGAGCTTTCTTGGCTTTGTCTGCCGCTGACATAGAAACTGCTGCCGCTGTTCCTGCTGCTGCTACAGCAACTACACCAGCACCAATGGCAAATGCACTGGTAAAAAACATCATCTGATGTTTGTTGCGAATCAAGTCTTCTGGATGATGAAGGAATCTCATTTGATTAAATCTGTTCTATTGTGCCGCCACTTCTGTACCCGTGAATCATCTTTAGCGATATGGGGGTTAAAGTCTCTTGAAGTGATTGAGTCAATGATTTCATCTGGATCAGTTAAGTTTGTTACATGGCAAGTTGTCCAGATTGTATCTTTGTGGGTATAAAGCATTCGGCGTGTTCCTGCTTCTGTGATGCCCGTGTAGCCTGTTTTATATCGGTGAGCAGGGATTCCATGATACCATACCGTTACATCCCCTTTAAGGACAAAGAAAGGATGAGTCGTAAGATGGAGAAGAGTTGTTAGAATTGTTCCCTTCGGCATATAGATTTCCCGAATGTACATTCCCGGCGTGAACCTATGAACTAACGGACATTCCCGTGGAGGTAGATTTAAAATCTCTACGTCCATTAGGTTTAGATCGTAGTTAGGATCACCATACCCTTCAACTGTCCTAGCGTCTAACTTCTCTGTGATCTCTAATGTCATCGATATAAGAAGTAATCGTTTGGTGACGGAGATAGTAGATCAGAACCGATTAGATTCTCTGCTCTACTGAAGTTAGAAATACGAAGTGTTCCACAAGTAGGAATCTCTACGTTCTCCATTTCCTTTTCCTGTTCTTTAACAGCTAGGTCTATGTTTATCAAGAACTCTTGAGCCTTCCTGTTCTCCCGCGAGTTCAATGCTAATACAGCATAGATCATCGCATCTGGAATGAACTCTACTAGTTCTTTCGGATCGGTAAGATCAAAGTATTTCTTCGATGCGTAAAGCGTGATACACTCGCAGGTGTTTGGTGCTGTGAACCTGCGGAATGTGGGATGAGCATCGTTCGGTTGATAGATTGCTATCAGCGTTTTTGCTTCCAATGCCGTATCATAAGCATACACACGAATCCTACCTTTGGTTACTGGCTTAGTTACTGCCCGAATCCCTTTAACGAGAAGGTCAGACTTAGCCAGCGTTGGTGGGTTCGCCGTTGTTACTTTAACTTTATGATAGGTATCATACTGGTCTTGCGCTTCAAACATCAACTCTACTCCAATATCTTCTGCCTCTTCAGCCATTACGCCGATTTGGTAGGGATGTGTAGTATAGTCTCTGAATAAAACGTGAAGCCCACCGACCTCTGTAATACCTCTATGGCAGGATTGATCTGGACGTAGCGCGAGTGCGTTGGTTTGGTTGAACCATTCATCAGCGAGTGATGCGGCTTCATTGCCTACCCACGCTAGTTTGATTTGCTCATACCTAGCTGGCAGCGTGAAACAACCGTTTACGCAACAAATCTGGACGTACTCTTCTTGAGTAGTCCACGCTCTCTTATTCCAGAGTAGTCGCCGTGCTTGGTTTACTGCCTTGACTCCGCGCTCGTATGAACAAGTCCCAGAATCACCGACAAAACCCTTCACTAGCTCTACCATCTCTTCGAGGGTATCAGCCATATATTATCGTTTCCGATAATTATTTCGAGCCTACTGGCTTGCCAGATTTAGGAAGTGGTGCGCTGGAGTATGGGTTAGTACCAGTGTTAGGTGGGTTGTTGTTACCCATAGGCGTTCCGATTTTGCCGCGAGTTGGTGCGCCTCCGCTAACGAGTCTTGGGTCTGTTCCTTTTAGTGGTGTCATATGTTTTGTTTTCTATGGCTTGTTTATTACGAAGTGTGAATCGCCATCCAATCCACACTTGTGATCTCAGCAATGTTATTTTCAATGCGGATCGAAAATCCTGTAGTTGTTTTGCTTCCAGCCACCAAAGAGAACAATGGTGTAGGCTGAACAAGAATAGTAGCATTACAAATTGGAGTAATGGAAACTCCATAAGTTGCGGCAGGCAACGCAGCAAACGATACTGTTTGAATAGAATCGCCAGTTGGAACTCCAGTAACAGTTCCATATTTTACTTTAACAGTTGGAATTGCAGCAACAGTTGTTTCTAATGTATCGACTCGCGTATCAAGTGCGCTAATCTGAGTCTGCTGGTCAGCAAGGTCTTCGTTGATTTGTGCAATCTGCGATGGAGTTACATCTCCAAGGCCGGGAACATTGATAGTCCCATTAGATAGAACCTCATCAATGAATACTTGAAATACATTTTGCCAGTTGCCAGTAGGACAGAAGTCATCTGGAACATTTGGAAATGTAAGTGCAGGAGATGAATCTTGATTGTCCATAGCGTTTAATTGACGATATTGTAGCCCCAATATTTCTCTTGGCAACACAAAAATGGTTCACATTCCTCATTTTCTTCTGGGCAGTCACCAACTGGAGAATCATCGTTGTTCTTGATGTTTGCCATCAGTCTTACCCGATCAACAGTAGCTGCCCCAGTAAGGTGAACTTTAATCTGAAACTCGCTTCCTTCTACCGATGGAATACCAGCGAGATCATTACATTCACTTGGATCAGGAGTGTTAAACTTATAGCGTTTATAGCGATTACCATTCTTCTGTGGTACGCACTCAGTTACTTTAGGTGAGCATGGGTTGCATCCATAGGATGTAGGAACCTTAAGTTCTGACCAGCATGGATTGCTATCTGCTCTGTAATCAACATCGCTATCTACTACACCTTTAATCTCACTTAACCACATTTCTCCACCAGTGATCTTTTTGCGAAGGAACTTATTGGTAGCCCCACTGCGGTTGAAGTCATATCTGCCAGTCGTAAAGAAGGAATCAATCTGCCTCGTTCCATTGGGGCCGTAATCGTCACCTTGTGCGGTAGTGAACTCGTAAAGTCGATTCTTATTGTCTTTATCAAACGAGAATCCAAACCCACGCTTTTCAGCAGCAATTAGTGCTGTGAGTAACTGAGTTGGTCTAAAGCCCGTCCAGATGCCATTCCAGCGAAAAGAAAGCTGTGCGTCAGGTGCAGGTGAAGATGATTGGTCAAGATCAAGAACAACCATTCCTCTATGATAACGATTCAATCCTTCTACCCCTGCTGCGCGATAGGTCTGTGGAGCTACCGTGCTAATGATGTAGTTGTCGAAAAACATCGTAGAAGCGAATTGCTTTAACCACGGCGTATCGTTCTGCACCCATTTGTTTACTTCCCTTGAAAGTTTACGAAGTGAGAAGTATCGCGCAAATTCAGATTGGCTATTGGAATAGAATGCCCAACCATCGTGTGATCTAAACCAAAGCTCAGAGTTAGCAAGCCCAAGGTATGGTGATGCGCATCCTCGCCCGAGCAATGAGATGCGCTGGATGTTCGATGTATTCCATTGGCTTCTTGGAATAGATACATCCATTGAGAATGCTCCGTTACCAGTAAGGACTACAAGTTCACCTTGTCCACGGAGGTTAGTTCCGATCTGGGGCATGACCTTCATGCCTGTAATATTCCCCATCATGGCTGGAGTCGAGAACGCCCCACCTTCTGCCCAGTATCCAATCTCTGTGAAGTTCTCAGTATTCTTGGTATCAGTAAACCCACCGCCATAAATAATATCTGATGCGTAGATTTGATTGAACCTATCAGAAACAAAGACTCTTCCGAAAGCGTATTCCATTACAGTCCCAATTGGCATCTTGGCGAGGTAGGGATTCAAACGATAAGCAGGAAGTTTAACTGTGCCAGTCCCAACTCCAGCACCAGTTGCTGTGAACTTAACTCCAACTGTATTGGATGGTGCGCCGATCAGCATGAAGTTTGTAGTCCCAACTGACACAATCTCGCAGTAGTCTCCGTTCTGGATTTCACTTGCTGTCAGCGTTCCCAATACTCCGTCCCATGCGATTGCATTTTGGTAGCCATTTTGGATGTATGCCCGATCTTCAGCTTGCACGAAGAATGTGTGCATCATGCCCGGATCGTTGCCTTCGATGATCTTGTAGGCAAATGCGCGGTTGTTTACGATCTTTAGAAAGTAGATGATCCCCGATACCGATAGCAACATTCCATCGCTTGTTCTGTAGTTAGTTGCTCGATACGGATACGCACCTTGAAAGTTACCATCAAGAATATCGTTAACGATAATCTCATCTTGTCCTGCTCCAGCAAGAATCGGGATATTCCGAATGCTTGGTCTGGTTCGGTTGATGCCGCCTCGGAATGTCCTATTTACCGATTCTGCTACTACAGACTCTGGTAAATACGATGGGTGAGTATCTGCGTCTTGCGCGATGATACTCGTGAATCCATCAAAGACTGATCCTTCTGCTGGCATTACTCAGATACACCAAGCCATTTAAGCCAGTTTTTATGTTCTTCAGTAGCAGCCTTCTCAAAGTCTGCACCGCTTTCAAGAGACTCAAACTCTACAGTTTTTTTATTCTCTTCATGCGAGAATTCGTAAACTGCCTTATTATTGGTTTTTGAAATCAAGGTTTTCATACATTGTAATATGGGATTTTGCGAGCAGTTCCATTGATATTTACTACCAAATATCCAACTGGAGTTGCGGGAAGCGCACTTGCTCCACCAGCCGCACCAACTGTGGTTGCCGTAGTAGCAGATGATACAGAAACATCTCCTGCAACATGAAACTTACTTGCTGGAGTGCCTGTATTAATTCCAACATCACCATTTATTCCGCTAATAAATACCCTGCTATTGTATTGATTTGCATCATTTCTTGTAGCTATATCAATGCTGATAGGAATTTTACCAGAACTTGGAGTTCCATCTACAACTGCTGTAACTGTTCCAGCAAGAGTATTGCCACTTCCATCATGTCCGTAATAAGCGGTTTGACCTACAACATCATTATCTTGAACAATAGCTGGAGATGCTTGCGTTCCCCTGTATCTGCGAAGCTGAAATATTGGGTAACCAGTATTAGTCGCGCAAGACATTACAGAGTTTATCGTAGAATCAGCTACAAGATACAAATCTGCACTCGATTGAATATTTTGACTTCCAAATTGTGGATTAACCTTAGTTCCATCAATAGCTGCGGAGGCATTTATATCAGCATTTACAATTGTTCCATCAACAATCTTTGCTGAGGTTACCGAGTTATCAGCAATCTTTGCTGTTGTTACTGATAAGTCAGCAATCTTTGCTGTTGTTACTGATAAGTCAGCAATCTTTGCAGTCGTTACCGATGAATCGGCAATTTGATTTGTGGTTACTTGGGAGAACACAACGAGTCCAGTTGCATCTTTTCCAAGAATTGTGCTGTTAGCTCCGTTAGTCCAAGTCAAATTACCAGCACCATCAGTCTTCAAGACTTGCTGGGCAACTGGAGTTTGAATTGTTTTCTGACAAGCAGCGGAGTCTTCTACTACCAATCGTTTGCCATTGGCAGTTGTTTCAAGTGGTTCACACAACAACGGGTATTCCGTGTCGCATGGTGGGCATGGTGTGCAGTAGCTCATAATTTTTATGGTTGTATCATACAAGAACCATCAAGGTCAATTTGCAATCTATTATTATTAATAGATGATGCGTTAAATATTGCTACATCCAAAGTTGTTCCAGTTCTACTTGCAGAGATTGCAAATCCTGATTCAAATTTAACTCTTGATACTGGTGTTGCTGATGGTGTTAAAGATGCAGTATTGTTCCATGTAAGGCTTGTTCCATCCCATGTAATTACTTCAACATCATAAGAACGATTAAATGAACTACCGCTGTTTAGTGTCATTGTCAATTCTCCATAAATTCTATCACCAACTTTTGCTGGCAATAAAGTTTTGTATGATGTCCCTGCCGGACTTGTAAATTCGGAAAAAATAAACTTTGGATTGATAATAATAATTTGTATATCTGATGGTGATATATTATTTGTGCAATCAATAAAAATATGATCTCTAATTGTTGCTGCTTCATACACACTTGAAGATGCGTTGTTTGCAACTCCAATATCACAATTTTTTGTTACATTGTTTGATATAGTAATTGCTCCATCAAGTAACGCAATTCCTGTTTCACAATTAGTAATTATATTTCCTTCAACAACAATTGCGTCATCTACAGTTGCAACAGAATATATTCCTCTATAGAAATTATTAATTACATTGTTAGATATAATAATTTCAGAAGCTGGATTTTGACTTAATGAATTAAATATAAGGCCAATTGCATCGGTTCCAAAATCTTTTGCAGGGCCATTCTGATACATTGTATTACCAATAATTGTAATGTGATTTGGTCTTTCTTCTGAACCTACAACTGAATTTGCATTAAACTCAATGCACCGACATTGTGTTGATGTTCCATTATTTATAGAAAATCTATTTCCTTCGATTGCGATATAATCGCTATTTTCTTCAATGTGAATTGCATCTGTATATGATCCATTAAAATAATTATCACTTATGCTTACATTTTTAACAGATGCTAATGCAACTCCCAGAGATTGTATTGGGTCTCCTACTGCAATAGATTGATTATTTTCAAAAGTATTATTGGCAATAACAACATTATTCATTATTCCATTTGGACTATTTAGTCCACAATCATTGAAATAATTTGTTGTAAACAGATTTCCAACAATTTTCCAATTGTTTGAAATTGATGATGAAAGATTATCTTTTAGAAAAGGAAATGTTAATCTTGTTAATTTGGAATTTTCAATTACAAAATTATCTGAAATTAAACTGCTATTCCCTCCGTGAGAAATTCCAAAAACATTATGTGATATTGTTGTGCCAGAATGAGTAACGCTTCCATCTAATGTGCATCTGTTAATTGAAATATCGCTTACTCCCAATCCAATCAAAATAAGATTGTTTCCAGTCGCAACTTTTGCTGTTATTTTAATTCCATTAAATTCTATTCCTTGACTATTCAAGCTAAATGCAATAGGATATTGCGCTGGAGTAAATCCAGTAGGAGATGCAATTATTTCTGTATTCAAATCACCATCACCCTCAATTACAATATTTGCTGGAGGAGTAAAGCAAATACCAGTTGTAAATTGAATTAAATATCTACCAGATGGAATATAAAGTTTTTTACCTGCTGCTGCTGCCATTGCATTTTGAAATGCAATTGTATTATTAGTTCCTGTAGTTCCATTCCAGTCACCTACCGCACCAAAGTCCTTCACATTGACTACATCAGCAAAACGATTAGCCAATGTCCTTGCCGTAGTCGATCCAGTTGCAAGAGCCGTAGCACTCGATGCTGCCCCTACAAAGCTATTTGCCGTGACTACGCCAGCGTTGCTCACTGTCATCTGGTCAACGCCTCCTACGCCGATGATTGCCTGTGTTCCGTCTACTGATGCTTTAATGTTTGCGCTCATAACGATTAACAATCTACTGCGTCAGCGAATTCTGGCAAGGATTTAAGGTGAAGATATGCTTGCTTGATTGGGTTTTCTCCGTTGATGTCGTAGTCGCAAGAAAATTGCTTTTCATCAAACGATGGGAA